ACGATCAGTAATAGCATTTAAGGTCTCCTTAAGACTAACACCGTTCATAACAATGTCAGCATCTTCACCTTCTAAGTGCATCTGCCCTTTAGTAGTCAGTTTAGCATTAGTATTATTTGCCCAAGTAGAACCAGTACCACTTGCTGTAGTTAATATTCCACCACCACCCCCTGCGCCTGTTACGCTAATGGTATGTGTACCTGCTCCACCACCGCCAATAGTAATATTACTTGTTGGTACTACGCCATTACCTGGATACACAGTTGCCATTATTCTTCGCCAAGCCCTGCCACGTCATCGATGTCTTCATCATCATTGTAATCATCTTCATCGCGTTCTACACCTTGGTAAACTGGTTCTCCACCTACAATGATCCACTTGTTCTCACCCCATTTACCGTTGGTGTCGTAATCATTGCCGTCAATGTCTTCACCATCATATTGTACACCAGTGGTAATTTCCCAACCATCAATGTCCTCGTACAGTACTCGTAATTTGCTAGGATCAAATGGTGCTTTAATCTCAAAGTCGTTGCCGAAGAATGTACCCTTTTCACCTTGCGCACCGTAGAATACCACAGTGCCCGCAGGATAATCACTGATATATTTTTCATCAACACAATCATATTCTGCTCCATGATCGCTTAGTGCGCCACCTAATGGACTAGTCCAAATTTCTGCGCCAGTTTCATCATAGACTGTGATGTTGCTACTGTCATCGAATGTAGCACCACTGGTATGTACATCGTCACATTCATACGGACTGCCTGGTGTAAATGGCTGTAGGTCAAATGGAACATCATCCCACATACGTTCTTCCCAACTGCCAGCATACTGTTCGATATCAATGGCCTTATCTTTAAAGAAGTCGTAGATCTTACGGTCAACCTTGCCCCAATAGACTTCGCCACCTCGACCCCAAATCTCAACACGATAAGTCTGTGGTGTGAATTTAAGTGTTTGTAGTAGCTCTTCCTTTTCTTGCTCAGTTGCCATAACGTAATCCTTTCCACCATTTTTGTATACGCCATTTGATATAGGCTAAGCGTTCACCTTTACGTACATTCCATAACATCATATACAGGTCCTTTGTATGTTAAGTTTAATTTTTGCCAGCTCTTGAAGTTGCTGTGTGTTGTTGATGTGTACTCGCAACTTACCAAAGACGTTGTTCTGCCCCATAACATTAGGGCGTGAATTTGCTTGTTTATCACGTAGATTATACACACCAGCGGGAGCAGTGTAATTGATGAATAGCTGGTTGTTTATTCTTGCGCACCGACTATCCAACACATTACCACTGGCATCTAGCATATCTACTACCAGGCCAAGATGTTGTTGCCCTTGTTCAGACCGTAGCTCACTGTTGATCGCATGTAGTGTTTCCAAGTCTGGCAAGTAATAGCTATTTGCTCTAGGAATAAATCCAGTCTTATAAAATACACGGATATCGGGCTCATTGCCACACATACTGCCTGCTATTTTTTTAACCAAATGACCTGTACGATCATGCGCAACAATGTCAGCAGTTACCATAGTCGCAGTTGAACAGCTATTTTTATCCACACTTACTGCTTTGAGTGCTTCGTCAAACGAAGATACCCATTCCTTGTTCATGGTAATAGTATAAGGAATTTCTACATATGGTTGGCGTAGTTTATTAATATTAAATTCAGTTTGGCCGTTGTTGATTACATAGGCCTGTTGGGGATAGTTGGCCAACACTGTGCCCAATAACATGTCACCGTTAGCACGTTCCTCAAAGCGTGTGTCCAATTGAGCCTGTACTTGATCACCCTGTACAATAATGTCTTTTCCGGGTTTGGCCAACATACGATTGGCAATCTTGCTACTGCCCACGTCTACTATCATTTCAACGTGCCAATTGCCCTTATCGTCTTGGTACTGGTCAAGTACTTCGTAATGGTTAACATAACCTGCGCTATAGCTACCAGCACGATCATGAACTAACTTACCATCACGGGCCTCTTGTTCGCCAACAACCACACTTCCGACTGATTGCTCGATTGCTCGATTGAAAGCAGATTGTTTAGCCTGATCAAATGTGCGCCCAATGCCTTCAACTTGTACATTGTCGGCAAGGGCAGCACTACTGAATAATAAGGCTAAAGTGGCTGCTAGTTTCAATTATTTACTGCCCATTGCTTTGCGCAATTCATTAGCGGCTGCCACAGTGGTCATACCTGTTTTAACTTCAACTACGATCGTACGACCTGATTGGTCAATTTTTTCATCAGTGATAACAACACCACGTAGTAATGCTGTACTTGATGTAGTGATGTTTTCACGTACAATCTGTGCGATCTTTTCGCTGTTGGTATTTGGGCTTCGTTCATCAGCCGGAGCAGTAACTTCTTTACTAGGATCTTTGTAGGCTGTGATAATTGGATCACCACTAGCATCAAAGTCTTTGTCTTCAACTACAGTTTCGGATGTCATACCATTTGTGGTATTTTCTAAACTCTTTTGTACCGTAGTGCTCAACACTTTTAACGAACGTGTAGTTGTTAAGTCTGTACTGATGAACTCGGCGATGTTACGTTTAGCACGTAGTTGGGCTACCTGTGCCGCTTGCTCGATTGAAAAAGCATTGTTGCCTGCGATAGGTGCTGTGCCTTTTGAAGTAATCTCAAGGAAGTTACCTTTACTATCAAACGTGATAGTCATAGTACCTTGTGGACGATGGAACACAGTACTCACTGGTTTAGGACGGATACTGTCCGTATCTGGTTTAAGATCAGCATTTTTAATGCCACCATTGTTACTAGCACAGCCAACAACTAACAAAGCACCTGCTACTGCTAAACTAAGTTTTGTAATATTCACAACTATTTCCTTCTTAATAAGTGATTAATCTATCACGTTAATAAACATTATACAGTCTTTTGGACAATTTGTCAACCAAAATATGGTTCCTTGTAATTCATATGTACACGGTCAATAGCATCATCTAATTGGTCCAAACTAATACCGTGGTCCTCATATCCGTCCGCTACCAAATCGTAGTAGCTATTACTTGGTAAATTAAGCACTTCATCTGGGTACATTAAATAGGTCATCGCAGTATGCGGTACACCATCAATTAGCACTGTGACTATTTGCTTGGTATAGTATACAGGATAGCCTTCTAGTACGTCTAAGGCATCTTCACAATCATCTGATATTTCCCATACTACACCAACTGTATCACTTTGATAATCAGCCACTACAGTAGCAAATGATTTGAACTCAAATCGGAACCCTGGTAATACAGCGGCGCCTAAACTCACTGCTTTTGGGCAACGATGATTCATTTGAACCAAGTTTGTGTTCATTCCATAACTAAAATACTTCATAGTGATAATGTGCTACCTTTCGCTTGTGAATAAAAAATGTGTTGTCCTACTTTAACAATACGCTTACTGTTATCACGCCAATTTGGCTTAACATAATCCGCATGATAAAACAATGCTTTCTTCAATGGCTTAACACGCATGCCATAGCTTAAGACCTGTGTAGCTACCTGTTTACTTTCTTCCCAATTAGAGCCTTTATTCTGTAACCAAGCACGACGTTTATCTCGAGTCCAACTAAACTGGTCTTTAGCATAGACTACTTTACAGATATTGTTGCCCCAGTAACCACTCTTAACACGATTAAGAGTGACCTGCGCCACAGCAACTTTACCAACATGCGGTTCAATACCTGCTTCGTAGTAGATGTTGCGTGCCATACAATCAAATTCTTTTTTACTATACTTAACTGGTGTAGCAGACTGCTCTACTATAACTGTTTTGATATCTTGTACGTCATTATGTATGGATTCTATGGTATCTTCTATGCTTGAAATACGTGATTCTTGATTATAAGAATAAATCGCATTTGCTGTAAATACCGCTATGCCAATTGCTAGGTAAACTTTAGTTTCCATGATGGTCTGCCATAAAGTTATTAAGTCTGTGTATTATATACTCAGTTTTAAAAAAAGTCAACCTAAAATGATAAATAATTAAAAGAAACAAGGATATTCTTACTATGACTGCTGTTTATAAATTTATTACTACTAGACCTAGTTTAACTGATCTATTTTATTTTGAATTAGAAAGAGTTAATTTTATTTGCCCACTAAGCGAACAGCATGCAGGAGCAAATGGTTTGGTTTCTCCTGGTACATACGAAGAACTATTAACACCACAAGAAGTTAAAGATAGAAAAGCTGAATTGGCTAGTGTTAGACCAGATTTGGTAGAATACTTATGGCCAACTGAAGATGATTGCTTAATTGACACAGTATTAGACCCCAATCATCCATTTTACCAAGGTCACAAAGATCCACTGTTTAATCCATTTGTAACTATTCACACAGCATATTGGACCTTTGATAGTTTAGAAAGCCTTAAAGCATATTACGAAACCGCTTCTATCGGTAATAATACCGAAGAGTTAGCTAAACTTAATGCTGAAGTAGCACAGTATGGTAATACTATTAAAGAAAAAGTATTTGTCGACGGTGTAGAAACCGCAGTAGATTTCTTAAAAATAGCACCATAACTAACAAAAACAAAAAAGCCGCGTTAAGCGGCTTTTTTATGGGTCCGTAGACTGCTACTTAATTACGCAGCAAATACGCGAGCACGTGAACCTTTAACATCACGGGCAGTAACAGCATAAACTGTTTTACCTGTTGAGTTAACATCAGTTTTAACATTCAGACCGCATTTACGGAACTCTGACATACGAGCTGGTAAGTTTTTGATACCGTAGTTAGCAGATGCCTGTGCAGCTGATAATGTTTTACCTGTACCGCGTAAATACTTTTCTAAGAATGCTACCTGGTTTGTTACTTTAGCTAAATTTGCCATTGTTTACTTCTCCATAACGATTAAAAAATATATATATGTTGCTTAATTTCTAAGCATGTATATATTATATACTCTGTTAATGAGTTTGTCAACCACTTTTGGTTAACCTTATTTCTTTAGTTTCTTTATTAATCGACCACACCAACGTATCTTCCTCTTTCCAACCCAATTGTTCTATTAAATCAGTTGGTAGAGGAAGAATTAGTTCACCTGTGGCCAAATCTTCTTCTAATACCGCAGTCCATTGTTTAGTCATTTAAAATCCATGTAATTCAACTTCAATTTTAAAATCAGTTACGCTGTCTACACGGAAACTGCGCCATGCCTGTTTGTCTATACACCAAACGCTAATTGTAGCAGATTCCTTTTCAGTAGCCTCTTTAACCGGTGTTTTACGCTCATACGCAGGCACAAGGTCTGCTCTAAGGGTACAGGGCATAGTGCGAGTTTCGCCGTTTACTTTGGTAAATGTTACTTCGCATACACGATCCCTTAATTTTCCTAACAATTCTTCTTTAGTAAGTTTCATACGATTCCTTTCGATTGATTCAGTAAATGCGTCCATTCCCCAGGCTAATAACATTATTCTTTACCTTTCAAAATGTCAAATGTAATATCTTTCGCACGTTGGTCAACAGCCTTACGTTCCAATACATCTACAGTACGCAGTAGGTCCTGCATTAGATCTACAATAACTTCTCGGCCTTCTTCTGTAAGATAGCAATACTCGCGGCCAACAGGACTACTGCGCCATAGGCGTGGATTCTTGGTAATTTCTAACATAGCACCGTAGACAGTGCCCTTATTAGCTTCTTGCGCTAGTTTATAGTTTTTCGCCAACTTCAAACCCCCTAAAACGCAAGAACCTAGGAAATCTAAGCGAGTAAGTGCCGTCTTGATTTTGCGTAACAGCATCTGCCCTAACCTCTACAATCTGTCCAATAATTGAATCACGATGAATCCAAAACTCATCACGATCATTATCTGTGAAACCACTACCAACGTTGACCACAATTTGTCTCCCGTCGTCGAGTCCCGAACAAACAACTGCGCCAAGTCTTCCTTGATTCCTTCCAGTACCTTCTTCAACATCTGTTACCTCCAGACTAACTTCGATAAATGGCTTAAGTTTAAGCCATGCTACACTACGTTTACACTCATAGATGGCGTTAGGATCTTTGATCATAATGCCTTCATAACCGCCTGCCACTGCTTCTTCGTTAATCTGCTTAAAGCGAGCCTGACCATGCGGAGCACTAAGGTCAACTAACTCTTGTCCAACCATTGTAACATTAGGCATATGATCAGCAAATTCGCTGTACCATGCGGCTAATGTAACACTACGATCAATTTGACGATGCTGGCCTTGACCTGCTTGGAATTCTTTAAGCGTAATAATATCAAATAAATTAAGTACAGCGTCAGTTGATTTTACCTCGCTCTTACGATGTACTTGCTTCATTAGATCTTGGAAACTTGCTGACATAATTTCACCGTCAAGTACTACGGGCTCAGCAAAGAAACGTGCGTGTTTACTTAGTTGTTGCTCAACCAATGGAAAGTTTGCTAATGATTTACCGTTCCGGCTAAAAAGATTAACAGTCCCAGTTGGAAACACAATAGCAATGACACGTACTCCATCAAGTTTAACTTCGATGAGTTTTTCTCCTGCCACCTTAGTTTCGTGATTGGCAGAATCATGAGCAAGTTGGCAACTAAACACAGGAATAACGTAATCCGCATAATTCTTCTCCACTACTTTATTGATTGTTTTTTCACTGAATCCGGCACGCATATCTTTAATTAATATACGACGATACCAATAGTTCCACTGTTCTTCTGTGGCTTTAAGTCTGATTGTGTTCACAGCGGTTAATGCTGCGTTGCCTGTTAATTGACGGGTAGCAAGAGCATCTGCTGTTTTCTTAAAAGTTTCCCAACTTAATCCAGTACCATCACTAGTCTTTGGTTCAACTTGTTTAACACCAAAGGTAATCATTGAATCTAACGCAAGACGACAACCCGTAAAGAATTCATCGTTGCCAGCAGATGCCTGCGCTTCAATGATCTGTTCTTTATTAGTACGGAGATTGTGTAGTTCTAAATCTTTGATTACTTGCCAAGGAGTGTCCATAACATGCCTTATTAATTAGTATAAAGCATATTATACAACCAATTTGATTGATTGTCAACCGTTAATTGCGTCCAACTACTACTTCAATTGTGGCTATTTCACCATCTGGCACAGAGTCTAATGCCTTGCCAATGATACAACCTGGTTGATATTTGGTCATATCTAAACGTTCTGCTACACCGCGTACATCACTAGTAACTACACGATCACCTTTAACCACAGGACCTAATACACGACAGGGTACACGACCTTGTAGAGCTACTGCTACACCCTCTAACTCACTATTCATTAGATATGCCGGGTTAGTTGACACCACACCCGCAACTTTGGTATCATGGCTAGTTAAACTGACTGTAACTTCACTAGTACCACCAAATACTACTACAGTGCCCGGTATATAGTTACGATCACTAGCATAGACTTCGGCTAAGTCAGCGTAACGTGCGGTAGTTGCTGTGCCGGTAATAACTCCTGCAGATGTAACCTGCATACGATATGTACTTGCACCGTCCGACCAACCACCAATCTTAAACACATTATCGGTATCGAGCCCCATATTAATTGCGTATGCGCCCGGTCGATGGAATGAAATTACTGCCGCATTAGTGCTGTCACCGCGGACACTCATTGATCCTGAATCATTTGATGCCGCTACCGTACCGCCTGTGCCAGTTTTACCGGTAATCGTTCCAGACAAGGTCAAACCAGTCAATGTTCCCACAGACGTAATATTCGTCTGTGCCGCAGTGGTTAATGTAACTGATGCTGTAACAAATCCTGCACCATTGGTAAGTTGATTGGTGTTAGTTACATTAGTTGCACCGGCCGCAATACCATCTAATTTAGAGGCATAGGTGCTGGTCATGTAACCATTAGCTGATGCAGTTGCGGCTGCCATACTAATTGCCGGTGTAGTTCCGCCACTTGATGTAACTGGTGCGGTTCCTGAAACACTTGTAACACGTGCAGTTAGCCCGCTGTCAACATACCCTTTCATTGCTGTGTTGGCTGTGGTAATAGCTGTTGTGGCACTGGCAATAGCATCAGACTGTACAGCAGCATTTGAAGTTAGTGTTGTGTTTATTGCATCAACATATCCTTTCATTGCTGTGTTGGCAGAGGTAACATTTGCTTGTACATTACCAATTAACGAGGTAAGTGTCACACTCAAATTAGCATCATTGCCTAACGCAGATGCAAGTTCATTTAACGTATCCAATGTCGACGGGGATCCATTAACCAGACTAGTAATCTGCCCATCTACATACCCTTTCATAGCTGTGTTAGCTGTGGTAATAGCTGTTGTGGCACTGTCAATAGCACCGCTTTGTGCTCCGGCATTAGCAGTCCACGCAGTAGTAACTGCGTCAACATAACCTTTCATAGCAGTATTAGCTGTTACTATACTGCCCGATTGTACTCCGGCGTTTGCGTAAAGAGTTGCTATATCACCTGCTTGTACTGCCGCGTTGCTGGTTAACGTTAATACAGCACTGTCAGCATAGCCTTTCATAGCAGTATTAGCAACATCAATCATAGTATTCACTAGAGTCATCAACGGAGTACCGTTAGCAAATAGATAATTAGTAGCTGTCACATTACCTGAGACATTGGCGTTTGGTGGATTGAAGTCGGTATTTTTTCCTAACTCAACAGCAGCTCCGTCTGTAGTAAATGTCCATTTACCATTACCGTCAACACTAATAGATTCACTACCAATATGAATTGTGCTACCACTGAACCAACCTTCGCGCCAACGTTGTGTTGGGCTGCCTAGATCGTAGGTGATATTTGCTGTTGGCAATATACTACCTGTTACATTAATATTACCACCAATAGATAGTACGTTTCCAGTTTTATTAAATGTTAAGCCAGCACTTGCTCCAGCAACTCCACCGTCATTGAATTGAACTTGCGTATTTGCGCCTGCGGCCGAGCCCGCCACAAATGGATTAATAAAGGTTAATCCCGTAACCCCAATAGTGATTGGATCCGGTGTAGAAAGTTTATATGTTTTAGATACGTTAATGTCGCCTTCGGCAACAGTAGTGGTCATACCACTGGTAACCTTACCCACACCGTTAGCATCAGCATCAGTAGAGCGTATCCATGTACCGTTACCACCAGTACCCACAGTTACAACTCGATAGATACCATTTTGTTTAGCGTCTGCTTGATCTTTAACTAATATACGATCAGCGACTGCTAGTAGTTTACCATCAATGGTATCGACCATATTGCCGGTGGCTAATAGATTACCAACGTCTGCTGTAGTTGCTACACGCACACTTTGTTTGTAATCAGTATCGTAAATTTGACTATATCTAGGTCTAGTTAATGCCATTGTAATTTCTCATCATTTAGAGTATTTATCAAGAAAAAAGGACCCGAAGGTCCTTTTTCCAATACAACAAGTATTACGCTTGTGATTCGCTAAACGCTAACTGTACATCAGCAAACTGTTGTGTAGTTTGTGTTGCGATACAGGTAATTGTAATAGCAAGAACCTCTGGACCGTCTGGGTAAACACCGTTACCTGGAACAGCACTAGTACCTAATTGTTTAACTTGACTTAGATCTAGCAATCCTGAGTTAGTACCACTAATTGGAATAGCAAATAGTCGCTCACCACCTGTTACAGAACCAGATACAGATTGTACTGTAATAGTCATGTCGTTAGTTACGTTAGCCGCATTAGCACCAAATACATAACCTAATACTTTCAATGTATCGCCTGGTGAATAGTTGTCACCTGGGTTATTAATTGAATAAGATATAGAACGTTGACTATAACTAGAAACGTTGGTGGTATGTGAAGCACTGGCTAACGAAATATTAGCCCCACTACCTGAACCAGATACTGTTGAAGGTTCTGTGTAGGCTATACTGATTGGGTCAATACCAACAGAGTTGATTTTAATATATAGATCGTTAGTAGTACTTGTACCACCCAACGCTGTACCTAAAATCTTAACGTTACTGTCTGTAGCAACATATCCGCTACCACCACTACGTACAGTTGCTGAAGTAATTCTACTTGCGTAGGTTGCTGTTGTGACTAGATGTGACACAGTGATGTCAAACGTAGCACCCGCACCAGCGCCAACAAAGCTAGTAGTAGTCAAATTAGTATAAGCAGTCACTCTAGCTGTAGTTTTAGCAGCCGCCGTACCTGAATATTGAGCACTGTCAATTTTTGCTGGACCACGGAATGGTTGCTGACCATCAAAGCTCAATGCTGAACCAGTTTGTAAGCCACCAACAGTAGTTCCCTGGAATTGAATGTTAGTACTAAACTGCGTAAATGATGGTTGATTACCAAACGCAAGTGTATTCAAGTTTAAGAACTGTGTGGTACTTGTATTAATATTTGTAGGATTTAGAACACCTTCAATCAAATAACGTCCGCCAGTTAAGTTAACAACCAAGTTATTCAAGTCCAACGCAGCACGGTTTACTAAGTCACGTGTACCAAGTGTACCAATAATTGTGTTAGATACTGCTGGTGCTAAACGCATTAAGAACAATGTAATTTTACTACCAATTGTACTTGGAAGCGCAACGTTTTGACGATTGAACGTAAAACTAAAGCCCTTATCGTTTTGGTAACCACCGTCCATGATAACTGCTGAACCCCAGTGGGTAATTGTTGGAGCTGCTGTACAACCTAGTGTATAAACACCAGACTGGTTAGCATGCGAAACTGCTGAACCTTGTGTAAATGTTTTACTTGAACCTTCAATAAACTGTGTTAATGAAGTAGCACGTGTTACACCAGTTACGTTAGCTACAGTATTACCATTGCCGTACATATTTTTAGTAATACCTGTGTACTTGATAATTTCGTTTTCAATTGACAAGTATACCGGATATTCAACAGTTACGTTGCCTGGTAAGAATGTACCATCTAACACACGGAAATGTGTAATACTGTCATCAATTGCGCCAAACATTTTAGTCAACGCACCTGAACTTGATGCTTCGTAACGTGCTGGCAAGTTACCAGAACGCATATAAGCTTCATCGTTTACGTTATTATTTTTAATACGATGTGCTAGGATCATTTTACCGTTAGGGCCACGTACTCCATACTCAATAAAGCCAGCACCGTACCATGTGTATTGAATCATAATCATCTGCATCTTAGCAGGATCAATTACATATCCGCTTGGACCAGTTCCGTCCATAACGTCAACGTTGAATTCATCTTGCGGAATACGTTGGTCTTGAACTAATAATAATTTAACACGAGTTTCGTTAGTTAGTCCACGATACTCTGGGACCACTGTCATAGTATTCTGATCAGTAACACTTGTTACTGTATGTGTCATACCACGAATAACCACGGTACTACCAATGGTTAATTGATCTACAAATTTAGCAGTACCGTCACCTGTAACTAGGTTACTATTAGCCTGTACACTAACTAAACCAGCACATTGATAAGTTGCTGAACGTTTAACTACGTTAAGTTTTTCACCGTCATATTCCCAGAATACACCGTTTTGGTCATCGAACATACCAGCACGTACAACACCGCCGTACCAGCCAGTGACGTTAATACGTGGTTGAGGAGCAAATACAGGAGTTGTAGCACCTAACGATTGTCCTGCTTCAACAACAAAACTACGATCGTTTAAGATCTGTGTAACGCGACGTGTAACACCTGCGTAACCAGATGTTACAATACCACTGAATCGTACAATAGCACCAACTTGAAGTTGATGATTTTGTTCTGTACCAATTGTAATATTGCTGTTAGAATTTGTTCCATCTGCTGAACAACTAGCAATATCAAATGTTGGGCCAAATAGTGTACCTGATGTAAAGAATAGACCTTTACCAGATTGGTAACGGAAGTATTTCTTAGTTTGACGTGCTGCTGTAGCGCCATGGTGCGGACTACCGCAGGTCATAGCAATACCACCATCAAATGGTCTATGTACAAAGTAACTGTTTGGTTTAATAATAACGTTACCTGCTAGTGTACCATCAACCTTAGCGCCACCTTTAGCAGAGTATGTAAATGTAGTTAAACTTGGCACTGACAAGATTGGGAACGCACCTGAACCATAAGACACGTTACCACCTGATGTTAATTGAATCAATAATGGTGTGCCAGGCGATAAACCGTGAGCATACGGAGTTGTTACAGTAACAGTACTCACCGGAGCAGCTGCGTCACTAGCAATACTAGTTACCGGAATAGCGGCGCCTGTGTAGGCTGTTGCTTTACGTAATACTGTGTCGTATTGGTTTAATGGGTAACCCGACGGTAGGCCACTTGCTTTCTTTGGATAGTAGAACAGGTTATTTGATTCACTGCTATGGACAAAGTATAAACCTTCTGTATCCGGATGTCTGTGATTTTGTGTACTAATGTAGGCATTAGCAGACACACCATGTGATGTGCTGTTAAGACCAACCTGCGCTACGTTACCAGCACCAGCTTGATACGCACCAACTAATCTAATTAGTGGGCAACCTGATGTTGCTGGTGATGCCTTAGCAGTAGTACCTAATACTGAACGAGTAGCTATTACTGTGTTACCCATTGCTGTTCCAATGGTAGTAAGTTTAACAATTTCTAAGTTACCAGTTGCTCCTTCACTTGTGTTAAGTTTTTGGATTTGGCTACCTAAAGTAATAAAATCCAACGGAGTAGTATTGTACCAACCGCGGTTAATAACCATCTCAGTATTGCTAGTTACACTGAACACGTTAGCAACTTCAACGTTGGCTAATTCAATAATAGCAGCACCTGCTGGTAAGTTAGCACCTGTTGGATTTGAACCGTTACGTTGACGTACTACTGTGATACTTCCTGTGCCGCCGCCGCCTGTTACCGCTACTAGTTCGTATACATTTGATACTGCTGTTCCTACTTGTAGGAAATCACCAGTAGCAATAGAATTAGCACCGTCTAGGTTAATTGTAGTTGTGCCTGTGCTGGTAACATCACCTGCTACTGTGACTGTTGAAGCTTCAGGTTCAACTTTAAGTATCAATAGTAAATCGCCAGCAGTATAAGCACTGGTATTACCTGAGAATGTAATTGTACGTTGTTGACTACCATTTACGTTAGCAGTAATTGTACCGGCACTTGGTGCTACGTTGGTTTGATTGATTAAGAGAGCGTAATCATCAGTGACCCAGTTAGGCGCATACGCACCGCTACCTTGGTTAAGAATACCCCAACCTGTATCTGCGTTATTAGCAATAGTATTAACACCGTTGACTAGCGTAACATAACCAACTGTGTTTAATGGCAAGTCAGCACCCGGATTTTCATAAATCGCAGGCATGTTGTTGTTTAGTGCTAATGACTGCCATTTGGTATTTTGTAGGCCGTACTCAAAGTCAGCGTCAATTAGTGATTCTGGTTGAGCAAAGCGTTGACGCTCAATTGCGTCAGTACCAAAGTGCCACGGACGAGTAATAACTTCACGTGTTTCTACATAAATTTGTAGTTTATCGTTAGCAGTCATTAGGCTAGTATTATAGTCTAGAGTAATTGTAGTTACACCGTTTTGTGACTGTGGATAGTCCACATCAGTACTTGGGTTATATGCTACAGTAGCACCTTTGTTTGGATCACTAAACTGATAGATAATAGTGTTAGTAGTTACGTTAGTAATAACTAAAATATCCGCAGTTTCAATATAGCCTTGTAACTTTATAGTGCCTGCGCCGCCTACTCCCGGTGTAAACACATAGTTCTGTATACGCTCTCTCATTTCTTAATTTCCTTGTTTATATCTATATTTAATTTAAATTCCAAACGTGATAATATTTCCAAGGATAGTAGCAATAGCATCCCCAGAAAGTTTTTCATATTCGATTGTTGATACTGCTATCTTACTGTTAGTAACTGTTCCGTCACTTGGTACACCTGTAAATCTCGCTCTACCTAATGTAGTAATCCAGATAATTTCATTACTTAGTGGTGCCGGAGAAATAGTGATATATGTACCGTTAACAGAATAGTCTGCTCCTGGTTCCAATACAACACCATCTTTAATAACTAGTAATTGATATGCGTTATCCGGAGTATATGGCACATTACTAACCAATAACTGGAAAGCTGTGGTAATACCATTCTGTAGACCCGCTATACTATCTAATTTTGTAATAGTACCGATTTCGGGTACTTTTCCTAAATACGCCATTTTCTATAATCCAAAAGTTATAATATTAGCAATAATATTACTCTGTGCTTGAGTTGTAAAATTACTATAATTTACACTGCCATCAGCAAACTGACCATCTTCAACTTGTCCATCATCCGGAGTTCCAATTACCATTGGTTCTGCCAGTGCTCTAATAGATATACTCTGTATAGTAGTCGGAGTGTTTAACGCATTAAACGTAATATTGCCATTAGCTACAGTATATTGTGTTGTCGGCTCTAATGGTGCTCCGTCAACAATCACAAGTAATGAAAACGGGCTTATAGCATCCAATGTGTAGCTACCCAAATTACTTGTAACGGTGAGTGGAAATGTTACTCTAGTATTATTCACAAATGCGCTAATACTATCAACACCTTTAAATTCTCCACCACCACGCGGTTGTCTACCAATGTATGACATTAGTGTTTACCTACTACAACTTCAATTACACCACTTTCACCTTCAAAGTTTTCTAGAGCTTTACCTACTACGCTACCAACACGTGGGTTTGCTTCTGCTCTAGCACGACCGTTACCGGCTGATACTAACATATCACCTTTGGTAATAGTTCCTTCAACCTTACATGGGACACGACCTAACAATGCTACATCAACTACGTATTCACTAATTAGTGTATTGTTCATCAAATAAGCTGGGTTAGTTGACACTACACCGGCAATACGTGCGCAATGATCTACATTACATTGGCTAACTTCATAGTCGCCACCAAAGTGTAATACTGTGCCTGGTTCATACTGACTGTCTGATGTATATCGCTCAGCAACGTCAGCATAGCTAGCTGTTGTAGCGCGAGCATGAACTGTGTTAAACACACTAGTTAGGCTACCAATGTTACTTACGTTATTACTTGCTGGGAAAATGTTAGCAGTAACTATTAAGCTACCACCGATATTAACATTACCGCCAACACCAAGGCCGCCGCTGTTAGGTATAACAATAGCACCTGTAGTAGTTGATCCAGAAATTACGTTAGCGTTAGCCCAAATTCTACCTGTTGTACGGATCGTACCAGATGTTTCAATACTAGCAACATTACCCAACGAACCTGTAGAGTTAATAGAGCCACTACCTGCTTCTAGGTTACCACCAATATATAGTGCTCCGGTGATACCTACGCCACCAGTTACCTGTAAGGCACCCGTTGTTGTTGAACTTGCGGCTTCAGTACTGGTAGCAAGTAATGTACTTGCGGCTGTGATAGTTGCAGCTTTGAATGGAGCAAAAGAAAAACTTACGTTAGCAGTATCAACAGTTGTACTTGGTGCTAAGGTTAAGTTTGAAAATACTTTAAACACACCATCCGTCACATCACGGAAAACTCCGTTGTATCTTGTAAGAACCCCATCAAAGTACTCAGCAATGACACCAGTATCAGCAGAGTCGCCCGAGTTACCTGTTGCCAAGAACAAGAACGGGTCATTAATAGCTAGTGAATCAGACGCTGTGGTTGTAAACGTACCAGCAACTGTAAAGTCACCTGTACATTGAATATCACCACCTACGTTTAGGTTTTTAGCTAGTCCCATACCACCACTTACTACTAATCCACCTGTTGATGTGCTAGAACTTTCTGTGGTGTCTGTTAATCTAACTAATCCACCTGCGTATACGTTACCAGTAGCACCTAAGCCACCGGATACTTGTAAGGCACCCGATGTTGTTGATGTGGTATCAGTTGCGGCGTCTATTTGTAGACGCTTAACACCCTGAGTAGCAATAGCTACCTGTGTACCACTTGGCCAATATATACCAGTGTTAGTACCCGATGTGTAGTAAACTGATGGACTAGCAGCACTACCTGCTGGGAAACTTGTAGCAGTGGTATCTAATGTTTGTAGCGCACCAGCACGATAGATAACTGTAATGTTATTAGTGCCGCTTGCTGGCGGACTAATAAATGTTAATTCGGTGCCCACCGCAGTAAACAAACTAGGTAATTGTTGTGCGGTACCAATGAATACTTCTAAGTCCTCTGATCTTGCCACTGCTCGACTAAGGAGGAATTGTACATCACTAGCATTACCACTGAATCTTTCAGAGAATGTAGCAAGGAAGTTGGTTACCGGAGTTAAGCCGATATACGCCATGTTATGAAATCTCCATGATACTCATTACTACGTCCAATGATGTAGTAACATCACTGATAACTCTCATACTATCACTGGCTTGTAGTACTACTTTTTGGTCTCCACCAACAATAACTAAAGATCCGCCGCCTGGAATTGGTGCGTCTTTAATTAGATAGTAGTCTAATGAACCGTCATTAATATAAACGGAACCATTGACTGAAGCACCAGTAACATTACATACTGTTAGTCCTAATACAATAGCTGTATTGCCTGACCCAACTGTATAACTACCAACTGATACCGCAGTATTGCCTACGTTTCTACTTACTTTTCTTCTAAATGTATTTGCCATTTTATTTTCCTATTAACCACCTAATGCTATTGATAATGCTGTAGCATCATCTACTGTTGCGGCTATTTTGCCATCAATAGTTACCGATGTCGCAGACATTGTGCCTGTTAAATCTAATCCTGTTGAACTAATGTTTGCTCTGGTTGAGCCATCAATTGCTACAACAACAGTGCTGCCCGAGCCAGTGTCATTAATACTAATACTTGAATCGTTTTTAGAGATCTGATCGACACCAAGATCACCTGCGATAGCGATATTACCAGTGACTGATAAGTCACCAATTACGTCTAATCTACCTGCGATATTAGCACTGCCTGAAGTTGTTAGATTGCCGGATGAGGCTTCGATTGTTAAGGGGCCTACCGTGAGTCCGTTATGGACTACGAAGTTTGAATTAGCCATTGTTCCATATCTCCCAAATGTGCTATTGTTTATGTTATTTATGCTAGCCAAAAAAAATAGCACCCGCAGGTGCTATTTTAGGAACAATTAACTGTGTAGTTAATTACATCATACCGTGATGCCCGTGATTGGCGTTATCTTCTTTAGGAATTTCAGTAATCGCACAGTCTGTAGTCAACAGTAGACCTGCTACGCCTGCGGCATTTTGTAGTGCGCAACGTGTTACCTTAGTCGGATCAACTACACCCATTTCCAGCATGTCGCCGTAGGAATCATTAGCGGCATTAAAGCCATAGTTAGCTGTACCATTGGCGATTTCGTTAACTACTACACTAGCTTCACCACCAGCGTTTTCTACAATACTACGCAATGGACTTTCGATAGCACGTAGAACAATGTCGATGCCCACTGACTGATCAGGGTTAGCACCTTTTAGGCCAAGTACAGCTTGTTTAGCACGGATAAGAGCAATCCCACCGCCCGGCACGATCCCTTCTTCCACTGCGGCCTTGGTAGCATGTAGAGCATCGTCAACACGATCTTTCTTCTCTTTCATTTCTACTTCAGTTGCGGCACCAACTTTGATCACAGCCACGCCACCAACTAACTTGGCCATACGCTCTTGAAGTTTTTCTTTGTCGTAACTGTTAGTTGACTCTTCAATTTGGCTTCGAATGTTTTGTACACGACTGTCAATTGCTTCAGCAGTGCCAGCACCACCGATAATAATAGTATTATCTTTGGTTACCTCAACACGTGTTGCCTGTCCAAGATCAGCAAGTTTAACATCTTCAAGTTTCATGCCAAGTTCTTCAGCAACAATTTTACCGCCAGTTAGGATAGCAATGTCTTCCATCATAGCAGTACGACGTTCACCAAAGCCCGGGCCCTTGACCACGCAACACTTGATAACACCTTTCATTTTGTTGATAACCAGTGTGGCTAGTGCTTCACCTTCTAGGTCTTCTGTGATGATAAACAGCGGATTGCCTGATTTAGCAACTTGTTCTAGTACAGGTAAAATTTCTTTAATTGAACTAATTTTTTTGTTGTAGAGCAAGATGTAGGGATTTTCTAAGATTGCAACTTGTTTGTCAGTCTCTGAGATAAAATATGCCGATAAAAATCCACGATCAAATTGACAGCCCATTACAGCATCTAACTCCATAGCAAGACCCTGTGCGTCTTCTACAGTGATAACACCATCACGGCCAACTTTCTCCATGGCCTGCGCAATGATCTTACCAATTTCATTGTCGCTGTTAGCTGAGATAGTACCTACTTGTTCAATAGCCTCTGTGGTATCACAGGGCACTGAGATCTTAGCTAGTTCAGCGACTACTGCGGCTACAGCTAGATCAATACCACGCTTTAGGTCCATTGGGTTCATACCAGCGGCTACTGCCTTATTACCTTCTTTAACGATAGCCTGTGCTAGTACAGTAGCAGTAGTAGTACCATCACCAGCTTGGTCAGCTGTTTTGCTAGCTACTTCTTTTACCATCTGCGCACCCATATTTTGTAGTGCGTCTTCTAACACAATATCTTTAGCTACTGTAACACCGTCTTTGGTAATGTGCGGAGCACCGTAGGCCTTTTGAATAATAACGTTACGGCCTTTAGGACCTAGGGTTACTTTTACTGCGTTTGCTAAGGTGTTAACACCTTCAATCATCTTACTGCGAGCATTCTCGCCAAATTGTACGTCTTTTGCCATTCCTTAGTTCTCCTCAATAACTGCATAAATTTCTTCTTCTGTTAAGACCAATACTTCTTCACCATTAATCTTAACAATCTGCCCAGCGTGTTTGCCAAATAACACTCGGTCGTTTTCTTTAACTGACATTGGTACAAGTGTGCCTGCTTCTGTGCGGCGGCCTAGGCCTACAGCTAGAACAACACCTTGGTCTGGCTTTTCTGCAGCATTGTCGGGGATAATAAGACCTGAGCTTGTTTTTGTATCGGCTTCGATACGTTTAACAACCACACGGTCGTGTAGAGGATTTAATTTCATTGTTTTACTCCTTTAGTTAAGCAAATAAAATTGTTCGCTTTCGCCCTTGAATTAGGCACGTAAGCTACTAGTATATACTAGAAAAATATTTATGTCAACAGATTTGATAGATAATTTAATAATGATTGTTTTTCGTTTGTATCATCAATATCGTTAAACATATCGATAATAGTAGCACGTCTCTCTTTGTTAGAGTTAGTGTTGCCCCTATTTTCATTTAATCTGCGGCAACGGATACGGAAATTCTGCGGCCTGTTATCTGTCCTTTCGCCGATACTAGCCGGAATAATATGATCTAAATTTGGAACATGTAGATAATCTTTTGTAATTATGTTCTTACCTCTGCCCCAGTCATAATAATATGTTTGGCTCCCATCAGACCAACTTACCGAATTTTCCCTTTGCGTTTCAATAAACCACTCTGTTTCATCGTTAGTCCACTTATAATGTTTTTGATAGTATCCGTAAATAGCTATCTTAAATAACACATAAGGATCTGTAAAGTTATCACAAGCAAATCCGTACAAGTGCTCGTTGTAATAGGTATCGTCATCGTTTCCGGTATGTAATCGTCTGTCTTGTATCTTTTGATTAATTTCGGTATGTACCATATTAGGCCTTAGGCATTACAAAGAACGATTTGAGTGCGTCTAACACATCTTTACCTTGATAGTTAATCGGAGCCCAAGTTAATTCTGGGCTAGTTATTTTACACAATTTAAGAATTCCTGCGGCAATTCTACGTGGCTCTGGACAATCCATATACACGTTTGCTCTATTAGAATGGTCTAAGAAATCTTTAAATGCTTTTTTAATATCAAGATGCATACCATTCTTTCTGCTATCACTATATTTGTATAGTATTGCTTGTTGAACGGCCCAATCTAATTCTGCCGGTGATTCCCAACTACCATTATTAGATTGCTCACGTAAAAATTCCATTAATCCCCAAGCATTACCGGTGGCAAATGATGATTTAGAAAAAACAGAACATACAATGCTCACCGCACGTTCATAGATATCTGCTCCGTAAGTATCGTAATAGTTGATCATATTACCAACACCTGTACACTCACGTGGTAGAGTTTCTTCTTGGCCTTTCTCTACAAATCGACTACCGTACCGAGCATGTATGTCAAAAATATGTTCACATTTAACATCATCTTCGATAAGATCTGTACGTCCTTCTGCTTTACGCACTTGATTTCTACGTACTTGGATGCGATATTCATCAAACGGACTAGCCGAAAGTGTGTGCAGATTGTCTGTAGCATATAAGTCTACATCAACACTTTCTAAATCACTTTCTTGCCATTCAATGGGTACTTCTCTAATACCCATAATAATACAACCTACTGTACGATGTTGCCCGTTATTTAAGTTAGCTGTACCATCACTTAGTTTACGTGCTAGACCCATGAGTACATGATTTGGATCAAATTGGAATAGGATATCGCCTAGTAAGTGACGTAGCCAAATACCACGTTGTACGGAATTATTTTTATATGCCTTACTTACTGAGAAGTAATGATCTGGATGTCTACACATAGCTCGATTGGCTAATGATGGACACCAATCCAAGTCAATGCCATTTAAAGCCTGTGTTTGCTGTAGTATCCACAAAATTTTATTAGTAATTTGAAAAAAGCTAGGTCTATCGCCCAAGTCGTCGGTCTCAACATAATCAGGTACATTATTTAAAATAGTCTGCTTTTCTTGAGGAGACAGTGTACTAATATGTCTACGTTGTGCTTGTGGTCCAAACACTTTAATTAAGTCTTGTCCGTAAATTTCTTTAGGATCTTTATTAGGAAAAGCCATATTTCTCCTTGGTTGATAATTAACTTACAAGTGCTATTATACACTCTTTTACTAAAAAGTCAACTAAAATTTGTATGACATATTTTGTTGTTTGTGCCACGCAAATATTATAGCATAGTACTCGTGCCACACAAACAGTCTTGTGTGGAATATACTGCTAGAAATACCAGACAAAAGAAAGCACCCGAAGGTGCTTTCTACTAGTTTTGGTAACAAGGTATAGCTACCCCGGACGAGCAGTTTTTAGGCTGCTACAGCTTCTGTACCACGAGCGAAGCGGAAGCCACGACCCATAGATACTTTAACTACGTCTTTTGTATTTGCGTTTGCATTTACGATTTTTGTATTTTACGTGACCCCACGTGTTGCCCTTTATCCTATCTCACGCTGTCGAAACCTGGTCATCCCCGGCATAAACATACTACGAGATTTTGGCTTCAATTGCCTGGTCGAGTTCAATATGTTTATGGTGGAGATGGGCGGAATCGAACCGCCGTCCAACATGCCTTACTTTAAGAGTTATACAACAATTTCTTTAATCAGTTGCCTTTTCCATGTAAGGAAGTTTACCTAACATGTGTAAACGCAACGTCTGATGTTTTTTATCAACCACTACTTCTTCTGTTACACTAGCACCTTCAAGAACTTCTTTCTCTTTAACAGGTGCCGCATACGAACGTTTAGCTAGTTGATGTTGATTAACAACATTGCTCGGTTCATCTGCCTGTGCTACTCCTACTGCTAAAAGTGCTACGAATACTAAACTACGTGCTAACATTTCACTTTCTCCTCTGTGTATACTATTAATTATACACGGAAGAGGCCGAAAATCGTGTGCTAGTTAACAGACCTCAGTATATGCTACCCAGCATATACTAGATAGCATACTTTAATACTTTGCCATCCAGTAACCTTCGTAGTAAACTTCTACTTCTCCAGTTACCGGGTTTAATCTTAACTCACCATTCATGTGAGTATTTATGATTTACTACTAGGCTGGCACAGCTTCAGCACGTGCCTTTAAACTTTCCAAACTGATTGCTGGCTTAGAAACTTTAACAGTATTACTGCCGTTATATTTTTCATCTGCGGTGTCGATAGCCACTTTGAATTGACTATACAATTCTGTGGTCATTAGATACTTGACACAATCTTGTTTAGACAATGCGTTTGGAAGTTCGATAAGTTCAATGTCTTGATGCCCATCCTTAACCAAGATTTTAACACGGCTAACCAAATCATTAGCAAAACGAACTTTAGTTTGACCTTTAATAGTTGAAATACCAGTTACTGTAAACATTAATAATTCCCTTCTTGTTGTTGACGATCTTGAATTACAAAACTTTGGATATCACCAAAGTTTGTGCCCATTTCAAACATATACTCCCAAAACTCTTGCTTAACGGCAGTAGTTTGAAATTCTATATCCACAAACACCAGTTTAAGTGCCTGCGGAGTGATGTTCCCACCACAAATTCTTGTTAATTCTGAATACTCTTTAATTTTCATAATACAAGTATTATACACTCAAAAAACCAAACTGTCAACCGAAATCTACCATAAGTATTCATATGGAATGTAAATTTTTATCTAACGGCATAGCCCTACAATATCATGACTTTTTAAAGCCCTGCTGTACGTGGCGTAGCGACGATCAATGGCGTAGCAATCATACCGTACAAAAGGTCAGCATAGTTAACTGGCATCAACACCCAGATCTAGTACAGGCACGCCAGCAATTAGCTGATAATGTGTGGCCTAAGGGCTGTGAAGATTGCCGTGTAGTGGAAGAACAAGGGCGAGCAGACAGCATACGTTTAGGGGGTGCTAGCGCCTATGCTAATTACTCGCTAGATGATATAACCTTAGAAATCCGCCCGGGTAATGTATGTAATTTTGCCTGCCAAACCTGTTGGACACCTGCTAGTACTAGAGTAGCGGACTTTTACAAACGAGCAGGTCTAGCTGACCCATTTAAAGACTACGTTAAGAATACATCATCACCGTATGATTCACTACTAGCAGTTAAAGATAGACTGAAGAATATTATTGTACTTGGTGGTGAACCATTCTATGATCCAAGTTGCTTGGAGTTTTGGCAGTGGAGTTTAGCCAACACTCGAGCAGACCTGTCTGCGTTTACTAATGGGTCAGTCCTACGAACAGATCTACTAGCTAATACTGATCGTAAGTTTACCTTGATCTACAGTTTAGATGCTGTGGGCCATGCCGCCGAGTATATTAGATTTGGTACAATTTGGTCCGATGTCCAAAGTAACTTTGATCATGTGCGCAAAGAACTACCGCACGTTGAAGTTAGAGTAAACATAACTACATCAGTTTACAATTACTACTATCTATTAGATGTTGTTAGTCTATTGGCTCAAGATTGGCCTAAGGTTGTTTCGTTTGGTATTGCTGCCGAAGATATCTTTACAGAAGCTGTGATTCCCACAAGTCTACGACCCAAGCTAACTGCTAGACTAGCGGAATGTTTAACTGTGCTTGATTCGGCTAATATAGAATCAGATCAAAAATCCAATGCTGTTAATGCTGTTACAGCTATCATTAATAATCTTAATACTGTTAAATATAACAGAGAACTACACGAAAAATTTGTGGATTATGTTACAAAAATAGATCGCGCCAAGAACGCATATCTAGTTGACTATTGTCCAGAGGTGTCAGAGCTGTTAGATTTTCCAAGTAAGTAGTTGAATTCTTTTGCTCGGACAAATAACCCAATATATCTGGATTATTTTTAGCTATCAATTGTTTATGTAGTGCGCTGTCCATAATCTGTTTAATTAAATCATTGGGCTGTAGTCTAGCTACTAATTTAAATATCTCGATATCTCGCAAAGGTGTCCAAGTAATAGTATTACCAAAATGCCAATGTTGCCAATCGTTAACATTATAATTAGCGCAGACTTTGATTGTATCTGCTAGTCCTACGTGAGTATATTCATCTTGCTGTTTATGCCAAGCATCTAGATACTTCTGTTGGTTGAAATAGGTATAGTGTAGACAGTTGGTATTCTCTTCCAACAGTTTAGGAATACTAGTACCATAGTGTAATAACAGCATATTACTAGTAACGGGACTGCGTAGAGTAAATTCATCACCCGGCGCACCACTGGCCAGCACACATGGTTCATTCCAATGATGTATCTGATGATATCCCCAAAACTGTCCTATCTTTCCGTGATTCTTTAGATAGAAGTAATCATAGTCTACATGATTGTTTAGCACTAGTTTGTATTCTGCGTGTTTTTGGATATAGGAAAACAGCAGGGCAGTGTCCATGCCGCCACTTAGATATACTCGTATAGGGTCTGACAACTGCGACAAGAATGTCTGTGCTTTGCGATCTAATATAAGATCAACTTGCTCTACTACTTGTTCTAAGGTCAACGGACTAGTGTCGATTGAACCAATTGGATCAAAGTATTCACGGCTCAAAGACAGGTCCGGATTTAATCTAACTAGGCAATCAGTCCAAATTGTTTCGTCAAACTTGTGTAAATTCGAAAGCCCTAGTGTAGGACTATAAAACAAAGGAAAACTGCGTAAACGGTCACTGTGTATGCGTACACCGTCTTCTGTACAGTTGATTACACAGAAGTTACCTGTGCGACTAGGTTCAAGTTCCTGGCATATATCGTCTATATGATCTAATAGTAGCCCGCTATCGAGATAACCTTTAAACCAAACTCCATCAGCGTAACGAGTCCATCCGTTGTCCATACTAACAACAAAGTTGTCAACTTGAAAGTTGTGCGGAAAGTTATCCTGATGTGAGTGACTGACGTGAAAGAACATTATCGTTTAGTAATCACTTCGTCTGCTAGACCGTAGGCCACTGCTTCTTCTGCTGATAAGAACGTGTCAAACTTCATAGTTTCGTATAGTTCTTCATAGGTTTTACCAGCAGTGTTGTGCTTGACATACAACTGTGTTAGGCGTTCATTTAAGCGTTTACTTTCTCCCATGCTACGTATAGCATCTTCGAACTGTAGTTCCTGTACGTGTACGCTACCACGTGTACCCGGAGTACCTGAGCTAACACGGTGAATCATTGTGCGGCTTTCTGGCAGAACAAAACGCTTACCTGCTGTACCTGCTTGTGCTAAGAAACTGCCCATTGAACAGGCCTGTCCAATAACAATAGTACGAATATCAGGACGAATAAACTGCATGGTATCATAAATTGCTAGGCCAGCAGTAACACTACCACCCGGACTATTAATATAGAACATGATATCCTGCTCTGAATTTTCTGCTTCTAAGAACAGCATCTGTGCTACAACCAAACTGGCTGTATGCTCGTTGACATCAGTATCTAACATAACAATACGATCTTTAAGTAAACGCGAATAAATGTCATAACTACGTTCACCTTGTGCGGTGCGTTCTACTACTATTGGTACTAAGGTTGACATTATATTTCCTTTATATAAATTTAATTGATTTTATCTGCTGTCTTGTTGCTAACTCTGCTACTACATCTGTAGAAAAATTATCAATATCTGCCAAGGGCAATCTACCTGAGGTTAGATACGGGTGATTCCATTCTAACCCTCGAGCAACAAAAAACTCTTGGTTTCTATCATAGTATTGTTTTAGTTTAACACGTTTCTCTTCTATTAGTCTAGTGTCTTCGGTATAATAGTTGACAAAAAAATCAGCACTACAATGCCTAAACGGGCGAAATGCTTCGTCATGTATATATTGATCGGCATCGATGGCAAGGTCTTCAAACGTTTTGCCAATTTCTGTATAGAGTAGATAGATAGTACCTGCTTGACTGCGATCTTCGAATAGTGAATAATCGCTGTCAGCCAACACATCAAACTTGGGCATTTTATACCAAGTTACAATATGGAATGGTTTGCTGACATCAACATTATATCGCCCAACAACTTCACACTCGTGTACTTGAATGTTTAGATCAGCCAGGGCACGATGTACCTCGGGTGTGCTACGTTGCCAAAACTCGGATGTCTGCTGGTCTAACAGTCCGTGATAGACTTCAAATATATGATGTAGATAATTTAATGTATCTTGATCGTGTATATCTGACAGGCGTCGATCTATGATTGGCTCAAATTCATTAATAACATCTATAGTGCTATTAATCTTTGATAGGGCTGTTGTGACCTGCTGACTAAATGGACTAAAACTATAAAATCTATTAGGATCATCAATTGTCCATTTAGTCTGTGCTATCTGTACCTGTTTGACCCAACGGCCAACAACCGAGTTTGATCTTAAATTGAATGAGACTGTATAGGTATCATCTAATTGTTGAGGGTTAGCATATTCAATTTGAACTTGTGTGAGCATCACTATATTTAATGACGTTCTTGTTTCTCTTTACAAAAAATACAAAGTTTACAACCTGGCATAGCTAACCTACGTGCTTCCGGAATCTCGTCACCACACTCCTCGCACTCTTCTAGACTCGGCTGTGCGGCTTGTTGTTCAAGTTGACGACGGACATTAGCAATGGCATTCATGTTATTATGAATAGCATGTAGCTGTCCCATTTCGGCTTCTTCTTCGTTGTTATATGCGAAGTCGTCGTTTAACTGTAGTTCTTTCATGGTGTTCCTTGTTAATTAATTTCAAATACTATTATAGACTCATTTAATCAAAAAGTCAACCAAAATATTTCCAAAGCATGCCACCAATTGATGTCATCATCATAACAATGTTAACCACAACTAGACTAGGTTTATTCCAGCGTATACTAACCGCTAGCCAGAACGCACCGCCCACACATAATATTATCGGACCAACGGGATAGTACCCCATACTGTTGACTGCGGTACCTAAGATTAGAATAACAGTACCAACCCATTCTAACCAAATGGTTATTTGGTCTTTGGTCACTAGGCTAGTGCTCCGTCTTCAACAAATTCTAACTCCATTAGTGCTTCTTCTACTGAGTCAAAGCCACACACGTCATAGCCTGTGCGATAGTGCTTAACATAGTAAGGACCTGCGCCCGGGCTAGCATTTGTGTCAATACCAACTTCGCCAATACCTTTAATTACTTTAATTGCCTTATCCATACTATTCTCCGATTAATTCCAATGCTTGTTCAATAATTTCGTGCGCATCACCCTCGGACTCAAATCCGTATTCATCAGCAAAATCAATACTACTACTATTGTAAATTTCTGACTCTAGAGTAACACCGTGGGTTCTAAATAGCTCTGCAAGTTCTTGGGCTGAGTTAACAGAACCTACTACAGAATCGTCTATACTAACTACAATTTTGCCTTCATCTGCTTTTAGGTATACAAACATATTGGCTCCTTATCTAACTGTTAAATGCTATTATAGACTCATTTAACCAAAATCTACCAACTTGAATTATAAAAAACACGTAAACCTAAGAACAACTGACTACGTGCTTCTCGAATAAACTTTAAGTCATCTTCACGGTAGTAGTCATCTGCTGGATCACCAAAGAAGAAACCACTGGTACCGGGTAGTGCGCCTTGATTGATGTCTTCCTCTAACATGTCTATATCTTCCCATGTTAGTTCAAGTTCAATACCGTTGAACATTGTGTCATCGTCGACATCTGCAGGTGAACCTTTACTGCGCCAAAGTTCTTCCATCCAACCATGTAGGTTTGGGTGTTTGCGCCAATAGGCAATTTCAATAGGTTTGGTTACTTTATCGTTAACGTAGTCACCAGTTTCTGGATCAAATTCACCATCGGCCCAAAATTCTTTTTGTTGTCCGTCTCTAGCGGCGGCATACGCATACATGTCTAAGCCCATTAATCACTCTCCTCTTCAAGATCTTCATCCGTTGATAATTGACTAACCATGTCACACATCGAACTAAAACAAAACGGACAAAACGCCACTGGCAACATACCAAAGTATCCTAGTAGGCCGCCCTCGTCTTCAGTGAATTCGCAAGAGCAAACACTACACTTATGATCGTCACCTACATGATCAAATCCATCTATCATTAAGCTGCTGCTCTTTCTTCACGCATTTGATTGAACATGATGTATTTGGCGCAGTTAATCATCTGGCGAGCGCGGTTAGCATGATGAGCATCTACGCCGTTTGGGTTCCATTCTGCTGAAAGTATTTCTTGAGCATCACTTAATATACCAGCGGCAAACATTAACTCTGTACCTGGAAAAGCCTGTGATTCTACAAGGTGTTTAACAGAACCTTCTGTCATACCGTAGCATTGAATTTCCCAATCTAAATCAGCTTGTGTTTTAATTGAAGTTGTCATATTTTGCTCCGTGTTGTTAGTTTATGTGTTGCATTATACAGCCAAAAAACCAAAATGTCAACCAAAATCTTCCAAAAAAATAACACCTTGCGGTGTTATTTTACGACTCTTGTAACGCCTTCCAGGTATATTCTTCAGCGGTCATATACTGGTATAGTACAACCGGAGTGCCGGGTCCATGAATAATCCTGACACCGTGATAGTATTCACGCCACCAAACAAAATCACCGTTATCTAGTTTAGCAGGCAACCAAGCAAACTTTAGAGTCCATTGCCAATTACTGTCCCACATACTTCCCCAATAATTTGTGTAACCGGTTCCCATCACTTAGTGGCGTGAATACTATCACCAATAATCATACAATCAATCATTTGGCCGCCGTTTTTAAGTTGTGGTTATTAAACGTGTAGTCATAGTGTGCGCATCCAGATACTAATAATGTCACAGTTAAGATTATTACTTTCATACTAATCCTCTCTCTACTGCTCGTTGATGTAAACTAAAACTTGCTAGATTCTTACCCTTAGCCTCGCACATAATATCAGCCCATGCTAAGTGTTCTAATGCCCAATCGTTAACCACAGTGTTCCAATAGAAGTCACTGTGTGCTCGCATTTTACTTTTCTTGTAGCCAGTCTCTAATAGCTGTTGGTAGTTAGGGGCAACGTCAGTAGCATGCCCAACCAATACGTCCTCACGAGATACGCTGTAATGACAAGCAGGACGCACGCCACGCCAACTTTCAATAACCTTCGCAACTCTTGGGTCATTACTTGAGATATATTCTCCCTCTCGGACCCAATGATGATGTATATCAAGCACAATTGGCACAAGATCATAAAGCTCAAGGCAATCCACAAGTCCATGTTTCATCTCCTCATTTTCGATAGTAATAGTATTACGTGCTTCGACTGAAAGTTTAGGATATACATCGCGTATACCCTGTGCGCCACGTCGACCTGCGATGTGTACGTTACATTTAAAGTCTTGGAATCGTTGTCCGTAGCCCATCCAACGGATCATGTCCGCATGGTACTCGAACTCTGCTATACTTCTGTGAACAATGTCGTCATTATCACTCGCAAGTACTGTGAATTGACCTGGATGAAAAGATAAGCGCACATCACTGTTACGAGCAAGCTCGCCCACCTTACCCAGGGCCTGCTCGCAATAACTAACGACATCAGGCTTGCGCCAAAAATAACTCCAATCAGACTGAGTGTATACTGGTAATATATCAGAGCTGATACGAACCATCCTAAGGTTGCCATCTAATGTTCCAATTCTTTCAATTAACTTACGGGTCGATTCTATGTTACCTACCATTAGGTCCCATAGTTTTTCTTCGGCAACTTCCTTAGTTTGACGGTTAAGCCATGCTACTGTTGTACTGCCAGTGTTATACTGTTTAGCATCATCAAGCGGTTTGATACCATTAACCTGATCTGGGCTATCGATCCACTTACAGGCAAAGCCTATGCGTTTAGTATTCATAAAACTATTATACTACCAAACGGCTAGTTTGTCAACCGTTATTCTATCTTGCCAAATCCCGACCAACGAGTTCCGCCTAGACATACCCAACCTATAAATGCGCCAGGTTGTGGCGATTCATTCCAATAAATCTGACCAAGTTGGCCTTCGGTATTGGGTACACCGCGTGTTGAAGACATAGGTACTTCACCAATTGATAGTTTTTGTATCTTAGTCGAGCCGTCTGTGTTTAACACAACGTTTTCTTTGTTGTTACTGCCCAGTATAAGTGATTGATTTCTGCTGGTACCTATATATCCAACGTCTTGACGTCGTTTGGTTACTAGCATTTCAACTTCTTCATCCCATACTACAAATGTAGCACTAGGATCCATAGTATTAACACCGACACGATTGCTGGTCACATACAAAGTGTCAACTAATAACGTTTCACCCGTTGTGGTTAGATCTCGTACTATACCCAATCGTTGTAGGTTACTGTCTGTAATGTGATAACCTAACTGACTGCCTTTGAGTATTTCCTTGCCGCCTTGAGTTAATCGATCTAGGTCAATGCCTGTTTCTCTAATCTTTTGATGTACAGTAGAACTAAAACCTTCAAACAGTTCAGCATTTAGACTTTCACGCACCTTTTCTGTACTGTAGGCCACTAGCTTGCCAAATACAGCACTGTCTGTGGGGATATCACCTTTGACCACAAGGTCACCGTCTACAGTCAATGTGCCTTTAATACTTGCGCTTGGCGCAAATAAAGCAGTTTCAAATGCTACACCGTGATCTAGTATAGTCATTTGAACAAAGGTAGCACGGTCTTCAATACCGGTACTACCAAAGTTTTCAATGATACCACCTTTGACATTGTCTCCGCTTAGGCCAAAACCCGCAAAGTTTATACTACCGTGTGGAATACTTGCTACTGGAAATGCGCCTGACGTTACTAATCCTACCAGTTTACTTTCTATCACTGATCCAACTACAGTACGCACATCTACACTGGCTATCTGTCGACTAATTTCTGTTGAGATTTGATTGTTTGCTGTAACTACTAACGTTTTGCCCAATTGATCAGCTAGATCTTTAACTACACGATCAATGTGAGCCTGTGCTACACCTTGGAAGTTGTACTGTGCTATGTTTTTGTCTATATACTGTGTTACCAGTCCTTTAACTATGGTGTTAAATTCTTCGCTAGCTAGTTTACTAACTACTTCGTTAGACAATTTAGTTCGTAGGTCATCTTCAATAGATGCTTTAATGCCGTCTATTAGGGAGGCCACGATTGGTTGTAGTTGTTGATTGATATCCATAAATTCTCGAATGTTTAGCTTAGATTAAAAGCTAATTGAAATCACATGTTCATAATTTTTCTTAATTAAACTCTTGTACATTAAATTTTTATGTACGTAAAATTCTTTAGCACCAGCATCGATACTAAATTTAGCCATTTGTTTAAAAAACATATTACGTCTGTTGTAGGGACCGTAGGTTATACAATTAGCTCCTTCTAACTCGTATAAGGTAGTTTTCCAAACATTTCTGTCTGCGTAGTCATGATCGTGATATTCTACAAATAACCTACTATCTTTGCCACGGCGTATAGCCAGTGGCTGACTAAATTCTCTATCTTTAAAATCTTGATTCTTATAGTCACGTAGTGTAGTGACTATGGCAGTACGAGCAAGATTAGATAATTTTTGTATGTTGGCTAGTTGCTCGCTTTCTGAGCTAACAAAGGTAAAATATTCATCCACTGCCACTACCCAATCAAACTGTTTAGTATACTGTCCAAGATCGTCTTTATCAATATATGTGTATTTAATGCCTAGATCTGTTAGATATTTTTTTATTGGATCTGAAATAGCTGTAACTGATATTTGCTTAAATGAACTGGCTTGTATTAATGGACTAAAACCGTAGAACAACACATTAGCAGGTGTTGAGTTATAGTGCTGGGCAATTGATTTAAGAATCTCTTGCTTGCGCTCAATCACTTCTTGGCTTTTTGGGTTGAACGTTAATGCGGTCACTGATGCTTCTGTGTATCTAGTAAAGTCTTGCGCCATATGGTATCCAATTGTTACAAATATTTAGCGATTATTCTCTAATTAGGTCTAAAGTAACACAGTGGAATCCACCGCCCAGCGTTCTACTATGGCGCATCTGTAGGGGTATAACAGTAAATCCAGCACGTTCTAGGTCTTCTATTAGTGTATATTGTTGTCTATCAACAATAACTGTTTTAGGATCAACACTTAACATATTCATGCCAATCCACTTACTAGCATAAGGATACTCATGAAAACTTTGTGCTTCTACATCAGTAACCCATAGCTTAGTCCAGCCATCAAAGGATTTTGGGCAGTTTGTTGGTGTAACACGACTAGCATTTAATACTACAAACCCATCGCGCAATGGGCAGATAGTACTGTCAATATGTACACCAGCATAGAAGTTTACTAGTTCAATAGTAATGTCAGGTAGTTGCTTACACAACCAATCGTAGGCGGCACGGTTACCGCTATCGCTTTCTAGGTATAACCAAGTATTGCCTAATCGGCATACATTAGCAGCATCCATAGTCATACCCTGCCCACGTGGCATATTGTGTACTACACGTGCGGCATCTAACACATAGTCTAATGTAGCGATTTCTTGATCGCGGCAAGGATACATCATAGCAGGATCAATTACTCTATCACCTGCGATTAATAATCTATCACGTGGGCAATAGTTATACATACCATTGAGCTCAACAAAGTTCATAGCATTTGGGCGGAATACTTCTATACCTAATTTAGTCAGTACGCCAGCAAGCTCATCTAGGTCTTCGTTGGCTTCATCAACAATCCACTGTGGTACTGCTCCACTAGGTACCGGTGTTTCTTTCCATAAGGTCTTTAAATGTTCTTGACTGAATACAGGATCATTGCTGGGCCAATTGGCATGTGTTGCTGAACCTACTACTACGCTTTTTAATTTGCCCCATTCATTATTACTACTTAATTTCATATGTCTCTTTGATAAATAATAGTACCAGTCGCGATATTGGCGTATCCACTGGCCCTAACATAAAGGAACTATGTCAGCATGTGTATTTATTTGTATGTAAAGACCCATCTTAAAACTGGATTAAAATACCTAGGAAAAACTACAGCAAAGAACCCTCACGCTTATCCTGGAAGCGGTATTTACTGGAAATCACACCTAAAAGTTCATGGATATAATTATTCAACAGAAATTCTTAAAGAATGTCAAAACATTGATGAGTTTAAGTACTGGGGAGAATACTATAGCAAACTATGGAATGTTGTTGCTAGCAACGAGTGGGCAAATCTTAAAGAAGAATCAGGCGATGGTGGCGACCCAGGAAAAGTAGGAAGAGCTAAAATAAGTAAAACTTTGTCTGGCAGAACATTAAGCGAAGAAACTCGAAAAAAATTAAGTGATGTTAAGAAAGGCAAAAAACAAAAGAAATGTTCGGAGCAAGGCCGAACAAATATTAAAGCCGCAAATCAAGGTAAAAATATTGGCAGGGTTTTGTCTGAAGAAACTAAAGCTAAAATACGAGCATCAAACAAAGCAACCTGGGCTAAAACTCATCCTACAAATGACCAGTAATTTGTAATGTATATCTGGGAGTCAATCCCATGTTTGCTGCCATATGCGGGGTATCGTAACACCATACTACCACATCGCCTGCTTTCCATTTGGTAACAGGTTCATTGTCTATTTCTAAATAGTGCCCACTGGCCCAATCCTCTAGAAAAACTATAGCACGATGTACAGTATGTTCTCGACCCTTAAGGTCAAACAACTCTATGTATCGTTTGTAGGTATCTTGGTGAACTGGTAATATGGTACCACTGCTCATACGATAGTAACTTGTGCCTATGTCCTGCCAGCCAAGCCGCTTAAAGTATTTAACAAACATTGCGTTCCAAACTGGTTGAGGTCTGCGCATATCGCACATAGCACCAGTGAACTTACCTGGATATCCCTGCTCCATCCACTGTGCTATATCATTAGGATTATTAAATGCTTCTACAGCATAATCCAACTGCTTAAAGCTATCATCCCAAAACGGCTCTATGTTAAATCTGTCCACGAGTGTTTCCGTAGTGGATGACCTTGTAGTTTAGGTCATTGAATGATCGCCAAGGGTCTACAATAATACTGTTTGGCCCGGGTTTAAAATACATTTCTGATGCGGCGTTATTGCCTGTGTATCCATAGGTAACTTGTCTGTTGTGTGCTAGTAATATAATAGCGTCTGTACCATCTGCTACATGGTCACCTGTTAGTGGGTCAGCATACATATAGGTAACTCTTACATCTTCTAGATAGTGACCGATTAATAAACTGTAACTACCATCTAACATATCTATGTCAGGCTTGTAAGCCTTACCGTGAATCACAATAGGTAATTGGTAATCGTCGGATAGGTCTGTTAGATACATAGCTAGGTTATCTGCTTGTTTTTCACGAGCATTCATAATAGTATCAAAAATGTCGTAGCCTAGATTTAATTCCTGTGCTAGATAACGTAGAGCAATGTTATCTCTAGGATGACAAGGTCCAGCATCACCCATGCCTGCTGTCATATACTTGCCGCTGATAATTCGAATGGTACTATTAACTAGAGCATCTGTAACTATGTCAACATTGATATTACCTTGGCGCATGGCCACGTCTTGTATCATATTAACCAGACCAACTTTAGCACTGATGAATGTATTATAAAATATTTTAATACATTCTGCTTCGTCCCAGGTACCAATGGCATAGCGTGGATTGTTTGCCATAAGTGGTCTGTAGAAATCTTGTAGTAAACCAGCATCACCAGTTAGGCTACCGTCTTCTGTACCTATGATAACCATCTCTGGATTGACCATATCCCAAGCAACACTGCCCATGGCAATCAAATATGGATTGTAGATAAAGCGTGCGTTAGTAATATGCCGGCGTAGTTCTCTACGTGTTGTACCTGGTAGTACAGTACTAATTAAAACTACAAGTTGGTCCTGTGTGACGTATTGATTAATGTCAGCTAATACTTGATTGACAATAGTGTAGTCAAAGTCTTTGTTTGCCAAGTGAGTAATAGGTTGGCTACCATCATAGATGGGATCATGTGGAGTTTGTACTGCTACAAAGATAACATCTTTGTCTTTGACTGCGCCTTCTAACGTATCAGATATTACGATCTTACTACTAGTACGTGGGTAAATATCATAGCCGGTAACAGCATATTTTTCTGCCATTACTTCAGCACAAGGAAGACCTAGTTTGCCAATACCTATGAAACCTACTGTTTTTAATTGATTACTCATAATGCTCCAAATTGATCACGTTTACGAATTTTTACACAAAGAATTGTTTTATGATTTTGAGTTCTGGTCTTGTAAAAACGGAGTTGTTAAAACAGACAACGTCGACATCAATGATGTATCAGTATTTACGCCAGCACACAGCTACACTAAAAAAATATTCTTCTACGATCAAGAGCCTTTTGTGCCAAAATTACACACACCCTATACCGGTATGTTTACTTGGCAAAATAATGTATCGTTAGAGCGAACAATATCATTAAATGAGCGAGGTAAGATTCCGTACGGAATGTACATTAACCCGTTACAGGTAGCATCGTTTGTTAACGATCCTACTACTTATAATAAACAGAGTATATTATCAACTAGTGAACATTCAGAATACCTTACTAATTTTGCCAGCAATAATAACCTAACGTTGTTATATTACTTCTTCCACGGCTACGCAGCCTTAGATTGGTATCGCGGGTACTACGCATTGAACTACAGCAAAGTCGTAGATAAGACTTATGAATATGACTATGTTAGCTATAATAGAATCATTGACAATGATCGTAGTTATAGGATTTATTTTGTTAGTTTGCTTAATGAACTAGGATTACTCAACTATGGACAGGTTAGTTTTGGTGTCACTGACTATGAAAGTAACTGGCAAGATGAAACAAGTGACGTTGACAGCAAGTTAAGTGAGTCGGCTAAATTACATATTGAACAACACCTAACTGGTATTAATAAACTAGTAATAGACCGTGCTGACATTCATGGCAGTGCCAGCGCAGATATCCCAAGAGAGCCCGATGCGTTTTGGCATATAGTAACAGAAACTGTGTTCTATTACGATAAGCTACACTTAACCGAAAAGATATTTAAACCTATTGTCAGCAAACAACCATTTATGCTGTTAGCGGCTCCAGGTAATTTAGCCTACTTACGAAGTTATGGATTTAAAACCTTTGACAGTGTGATAGATGAAGGCTACGACCTTATACAAGATAATGACCTACGTACCAAGGCAGTAGTTGAACAACTCAATTGGTACTGTAACTTAAGTGGTGATCGTAAACAACAAATAATTAAACAGCTTGAACCAATTATTGAATATAATTTTAATCACTTTTATACCACGTTTAAACACACTATCACACAAGAGTTATTGACTAACGTACAAAAACTGTTTAAGGAATTGGACTATTCCGATAGTCACATAAACTATAATACTATATACAAAGTATTAACTGCTTAATATCAGATCTGCTACTAGTATACTGATCTGTTGTTAAATAATTATAGAAGGAGATTTTCAATGATTAAATTTATCAAAAACTTGTTAGGCTTTGGTTCTACAGAATCTAACACGCCAAAAGAAACTGTTAAAGAAATTTTAACACCACCAAGTAAAGCAAAAGCGCCGGAGGCTATTTACATTCCGCCAGCTAAACCTATTAATAAGGTACGGGCTATTACTGACCCTAACCCCGACGCAGTTAAGGCAGCTACGGCTCCAAAACCAGCTAACAAAAAACGTCGTCCTTATCGTGGCAACAAGGTTAACGCAGGTAGCGTTAAACCGGCAGTAACAGAAGGCAAAACTAAAGGTGGTAATAATGCTGTTAAACCAGCTCAGGTTGCTAAGTCTAAGCCAGTGGCACCTAAAACACCAGTAGCTAAAAAGAAGTAAT